TTACAGAGGATGATTACTCACCCGCTGTAACCCCACCTCCGTAGAAGTGGGTCCGTTACAGTGGTTTAGAGTTTTCCTTCTCGCACGGCATTATGTTAGGTTCCAGGCCGGAAAGGTCTGCGCCATCTTCGTGGCACAGACCATATCCGAGCCCGCTGACTCCACGCAAACTCACGTTTACGTTTGGATTCAGCAATAGGGCCAATATAATACCTGTCGGCCTTACTTTCGATATCTTTCCGAAGTCGATCGTAAGTTCCGATTATCCCCGAATGAAGCTCGCGTGAATAAATGCGAGATTTATATCGGAGAAAAGCATTATAGATTCTGGGACGCTTTGTCACCTGCGCCCATCCTCTATAATAAAATGCTAAAACATTCCTAGGGTTTGAGATGGTTTGTAATGCATCTTTAGCCTTAGGAGGGACGGTAGATCCCAGCTGACCTTCGGGAATTGTATTTGAAAAATACTCTTCTGGTGGGTCAACTTTGAGAATTGAGTCTCGTTTCACTTCCTGTGGAACGAGAGACAGTCCTCCTTTGACTACTAAATCACGGACTTTACATCCTGATAAGAAGTCAAACCATCTATGGACGTACCGTTTTGGTATAACCGGAAATGAAGGATGGTCTAAACCTCCCATCATTTCGGTTGCACCAAGCGGCACCCCAAGATCAACGAGTGCAGCCCACTCGCGCCGAAGTGCGGAATATTGGAACATTCCCTTATCCCGCAGATCGGCTCTCGTGCGAACCCCGAAACGGTTAGCATGAGATCGGAACGAAGAAACAGCTGAGGCCCAATTGACCTCGCCCTTACTTCCTCCCGGTGGGGCAGTCCAAATTGACCTAGGCCAAAATGGACGTTCCACACCATTCTCAAAAGGAGCTTCGCAAAAGATACCCTTTGTTTCATGAACATAGGATTTATCTTTTGAAAGCTTACCTCCGAGAGAAGCTGTTGTAACGTCGTAAGCCTCCACTTTTTCTGGAGTCATACGAGGAAGCAACGCGTCATCTCCGCATGTGTCATATTTAGTGACACCTACGGAATGTGCTGAGAACGCAGTAACCATGGCCAATCCTGGCCAAGAGGTTGGTTCTCCCATCATGGCGCCTGTTGAGGTAATAACCGCACCAGGCACATGCTGTAGTGACGAAATCCAATTGTCGTAAGCGACGGAATAAGCGCTAACGGCAAAAAGCATTTCTTCATCTGAGTACGCAGGTACATGTGAAGGCTGGTAAATCTGCCCGAACATGACTTGCGTGACAGCCTCAAAAGGGACTACCTCGCCTCGAATTTTAAGTTCGGGCGGAGATGGTACCAGATGAGGATCATCCGAGTATGGGTAAAGAATTCGTGGCCCAAAGATTTTATCAAATATCTCTGGGGTACATAATTCTTCTATACCCAAGTTGGCTCTAGATGCGTAAGGAATCAATTCTTCATAAATTGTCCTTGTCATCCAGAAAGGGTGGTAATCCGTGGCAGTGCTTAGGTCTTGGGAATACCAAGGCCCAGGCTCATTAGAAAGATCTATTCTCTTAGATCCACCTAATGACCACGAGGTTCGCTCATCCTCGCGCATAAAACAGTCCATCAGCTGACGAAGGGTTTGCTGTATCAAATTTGATGCAGACATACCTTTCGTAGGCATTCGTGTTTTCACCCCCTTTTCAGGGGCGACAACAGGATGGATTGGAAGATGCGGCATGGATTTAACTATCCTAATACATGCTGCCTTCAATAAGCGATTCAGTGAAGTGGACATAAAATCCGTTTCACAATCGGTTAATGTAGACAGCTGTTCCCAAATCTCAAGAACTTTAGTAAGTTCTTCAGGTTCGAGATCATTGAAATTCTTAATCTCAGGGTGTGATTGTTTCACAGCCTTGAGGAGATTTTCATACGAGACTTCAACATCATATTGAAGATCTCGCTTCGAAGGAGTCATTCGAGATTTACGTTTACTCTTGAATCGCGGCTTCGGCGTTCGCGTTGAAAAATTACCTCCATGGTAACGATAAAACGGGAACGGATGGCGATAACCTGATTCGTTATTGGCTTTAAGTGCCGTGATGCGATTAAACGCATCACGTCCCTTCCCTTGTTCAAGCTCACACACCTCACAAGGGGTGGTGGCAGGTTGACCAATGGGATGGGAATGCACCATATTGCTTTCTAACTTCTCAGGCATTGCCGTCGAGGAGTGTGTCGTCGCCAATAATTGTCCGAATAACTTCATCCGCTCGGTTCCCCGGCGGCGAAGATTATAATCGGACCTCATTGGTTTCGAAAACTCCTCTTCAGTTATTTGATTATTGACGAGTTGGTGACCCCACTCGGCAATAATCATATCCTGATATGCTTTAGAATGACCACCGTCTGATCGGCGGTATCCTACAGCAGATGAGTTTGAGGGTTGAACGGTAATATTAAGCTCATATGGTTCGTTTCGTGCAAACCAATGACGCATAAATTCCCGGAAACCCTCGACCTCAGGAGGAGGCTCAGAAGTGAGCCGTTCCTCCAGTCCCTCATGTAACAAGATCTTGTCCGCCTCACTTATTACGAGTGGGGGAGGCAAGCATCGAGTTAAACGGGACACTATTTCCCACGCCTTACGATTATTCCCAAGGCATGCGAATAGATTGGCGAATCTCCCCGTGGGTTTTAAACCTCCGGGGCGGTGGCCTTGCGTGTCCCAATCGTAGTAGAATGCCCTTGAGGCATTCGACAACGATTTGAGACCCGCTGAAATTTCTGCCGGATGATGTATGATATCATACTTCATGCGGTTGAAGCTTCGGATTCCTCGATTAAATGCTCTAGAAGCAGCTAATTGAGGGAACCTCTTCCGAATCTCCTGAAAGGTTAGGGCAATGGCGTCAAAAATGGCGCGCATTGAATCTAACCAAAGGCGACGACGAAAGTAACGGAGACCCCGCTTCCTAATATGAGGAATTTTGGACTCCGTATCGCTAGCGCGAATAACGGCTATGGCCTCAGAATGGATCACCCATAAAGTGTTCCAACTTAAGCCATAATTACCGTTAATTATCGCGTGGACATAGGTGATAGAACGCCTATACCCCCACGATAATAATTCGATAATTTCATCGGTTAACCGATAAATTTCTCGAATTCGGTCAATCATCCGTCGAAGCCCTATCCTTCTTTTGGAAAGGCCTACGACGAATTGTCGACCGGTGTTCCTCTCAATCAAATATTTTAAGTGACTGGGAGGACCCCATCGAGGAATTTTTCCTAAAAGTAAACGAACTTGTTGGGGAGTAAAATTTACGCCGTAAATTTGCTCTCCCAAAAGTTGCGTCTGCCTTTTGGAATTATCCTCAATCAATTCATAACCTCTGCAGGCAGCTAATATGCCTACAGGGTCATGAAATATGTGCTTCAACCCTAGTCCCTTACATGAAGGGTAATAGGATTCTTGCACGCGGCGGGTCTTACGTATGCGTTTATTGAAAATTGCTCCTTGCGGAGCAGGCTTCAATAACGCAGGACTTAAGCACTCGACTTAGCGGCGAGCAACTGTGCCAATAAAGGCACAAGCTGCTCGACACTAAGTGAGGCCGAGGCGGCTTGGGTATTAGGTGGAGAATTTGATCTCGACCTACCACCCCTAGATCCGCTTGGACCTCCAATGTGCCGGCCGGGGTTAGGAAGAATCCTATTAGAGCCAGACACATTTAGCTTGGCCTCTTTTGCCTTGAGCTTACAAAACTCACGGTAAAAGTTGGCTTCGCGGGCGTTCCGAGGGTTTGTTACCAACGGGACACCTTTATACTCATCTTTAAGTGCCTTCCATTTTGTAGACACATTAAAGGTAGAGACTCCCGGAGCAGACTTTGCTGCTGTTCGGGACCAAGCCTGGAATGAATCACCTGTTAAAACACCTGATTCAATGTCGGCTTTTGCTTTTACACTATTAAGTGAAAGAGCACGCTTTACCCAGTTGAAAAAGGGATGCGTGGCATGCCACGTTGCCCTTTGATCAGCCGGGAGAGCCTGGATGGTTGCACGCGAGGTTCCATACCTTCCGTACATCCACTCAACGTCACCGGGACTGAGACCCAAATCAGATCGAGTATTCGAACTGATTGGGTTTACAGTAGTCGGATTTGGCGTAGTAGAAACAGACGGTTGGGACGGCTTATGTCGTCCACAGCGATCTGTTCCTTTCTTTGCTGCTTGTCCACAAACACTGCATTTAGCAGAGTTTGGAGATGGCACAGAAAAGGTAACGACAGTGTGCTGTTTGCACAGTGTTGTTCCCGTTTTTGCAAATGATCCACATATCGTACAACGCGGACGTGGATCACTTGCAGAAGAAGGTGTTGATCCTGATGGTCCAGAAGGGACCACAGGAGGCACAACAGGAGGGACACGATGTTGAGAACATCGTGTTGTCCCTGTTTTCGCATCCTTTCCACAAATCTCACAAGGAGACTTCTGGACAGGAGGAACCGAATTATCGGTCTGTTTTCCCTTTCCTTTAGACTCACCGCATGTTTTGCATACGGTGGCCTTAGGAAGTTGAATCCAATCATGCTCAATGCAATCATTTTTATGATGCTCGCATTTTCCATGATAAGAGCTCAATCCCGGAGCCGAACAACTTGCAATTTTGCAGATTGCGGTGACGGGGTTTGAGGGCTTAGAAAGCTGTCGCTTGAGCTCTTCATTTTCTGAAGAGAGTCGAGCGATAGTTTCATTCAGTGTCTTTATTTGCTCTTGTAAAGGAGCTAAAGCCAACTGAACAGCCTGTGTTACAACTGAACTTAAGTCAGAAGTCGCACTGGTTGCAGGCGGTACAGAAGACACCGCAAGATGGGATTTTTCTCCCTTCTTGCGTTGGTTATTCTGTGGCTGAGAAGGTTTGGGAGTGTGACTAGCACAGTACCCAGCCTTCGGGATGCGAATCTTGCAGTCGGGTGATTGACACCCGGCTACATGTTTATCGCAGAATGCTCCTCCATCTGTGACAAGAGTGTCACATGATGGGGCGGCACACACAAGCGCACGTTGACAATCTGAACAAACGTAGTGGGCGTTCATCACGGAATTCCAATTCGTGATGAATCGCTTACCACATTCACAGAAATGTAACGTGTGTTTTGTGCAGACATAGTAATCTTGTACAGATCCTTTCTGCCAAGATCCCTTTTGTCCGCAGTAAGTCTTCTTCTTGTCTTCGCCTGTTATAAAAAACTCGCAAAGACGCGTAGAATGCTTGCTGCATGGTGTTGGAGAGTCACATCCCAAAATACCACATTTTGGAATGTCACTGTCCCACTTAGCGTGCTCAACACAGGTTTGTTCATCAACACGGATGGAATTTTGACATCCGTGATGAGGACAAGGCTTGTGGTGCTGACAGTGAATAGCCAAGATTTTTCTTGGGTGTTCACAGCCAGGGGCTGCACATGGAAGAACTTCAAACGGAGAAGACCCAAAAATGGGAACTTGTCCTGATGAACTCTTCGTGTGTATCTCGCAAAAGGTAGAGCTCGCATTTAAGCGAGGATTCAAGCAAAACGCATTAGAGCAAACATGTTGAGAACAATAGTTCCCAATACATGATTGATCGCATGTGTTTGCTGATCCGTCTCTCCATTTGCAAGGCGAAGACTGCATAGCTCCAAAACCAAAGCCTGTCTTTGGATCCGGAGTTTTTGCAGGACCACTCATTCCGAACGAAGAGCCAAAACCAGTTATCATGGGCTTGGCCGTTGGTTCGGGAGATTTAGGTTGTGACGCTTCTGCCTTAGCTGCCCTATAAGCACTTTGTTGCTCATAATGGCATTTAAGACAGTAGTGTCTCGCGTTGTCAAGTGAATTCTCGCACATATTCGAGCAAGTCACTTCGCAGCACGACGGGCATACATATGTTTCATGCTGGTCAACAATTTCTTTGATGACGTGGCAAATGGAACATATAGTACGAGTGTGGTTTGTCGGATCATCATTAAATGGTGCTCCGCCAACATGCACAGGATTTGACTCTGCGGCACAGTCTAAACAAGTAGTTTCCTCAGAAACGTCAAACGTCTCTGCGGAATCCTTGAAAGAATGTCTCTCAAAGTCATGTCCACAGTGAATGCATTTACGACCACTCTTATGTGATAAGTAGTAGTCGTTTGCAAATCCCTGAGTGCGTTCATAATCTTCTGGTTTAAGAGAAGAATATGGCCGAACTGTGTAAGAACCAAGAGCAATTACTCCGCTTTGGCGGAATAATTCCTCAGGGTTATTAGACAAAAGTGTAGAGAAATCCACAGCGGAGTATCGTACTCCGGTTGAGGATGTCTTTACTTGAGTAAGTTTAAAAGGATTATCCTTAATTTCATCAAGTAATTTTACTCGATGATCTTTAGGAATGTCCTCTTGCACAGCGGGTTTCAACTGAGGACTTTTTAAAGGACTCAGAGGAGAACTCGATCCCGGCAACGGCGAATGAATTTCCGTCGTCGCAAGGGCTTCAAGCACAGTTGGGGTTTTCGGTGGCAAAGCCCAACTTGCTGCATTCAAGCATGTATCCGGCCCACACTTTTTACAGTATGAGGTTCCAGGTATCACACTTGATAAACAACCACATCGAATGCAAGCACAAGTGGGTGCATTAGATGTTTTTGTAGGCTTTCCCAACAAGGGAGTACCGTTCTTCTTCTGACGTTTTTCGACAGAAGGAGAAGGGACTTGATACTCATAGACCTCATTCCATGATTGGATGAGGTGGAAATGAGCCCATGTTGAGTTAGGCACAATCTCATTTTTGTTCAGTTGACCTTTTAAAGCTCGCTGAACAAGAGTGAATGACCCTTCTGGCAAAGGATTTGGTACCATTTCGGTGGTATTCCAAGATCCTTTGGGAGCAAGGTCAACTAAACGGTTGGGGTCATCACCATTTGTGATGCACCAACCGACTAGTGTTCCCAATGCAGTTACCACCTTTGAAGAAGGAGGGTCATTGCATCGGAGGACTGAAGTAACACGAGTGGCACCCCGTGTATACACGGGTAGCCGCTTATGTTTGGAGATTCCTCGTAATATCGCAATATCTGAACGATATTGCGCTATGAGGGCCTCCGTCTTGTGCTGTATTTCGACGATTTTGGACTGAGCTTCAAGCTCAGTTTCAATATCTTTTCGAACATCATCAGGCGTGGCACGACCAAGCTTTACCTTCTCGTTAAGAGCTGATTCAGCTTCGGAATGTGCTTTGAAATCAATATCGCAATCGGAGAGTACTCTCTCCCAATCGCGTAATTGAGGCTCTGTGCTAAGGATGTAACTTGATACATCCTCATCAGAGAGCTGAAATGGATCACCCGTATATTCGAATGATCCACCTGAACCTCCACGCACAGTGATGTCATGAGTAACATCACTTGAGTAGTTGTTCCTCAAGAAAATGTTTACCACATTTCTTGAGCCATAGGGAAATTCCCCAGCTTTCGATTGGTCCTTAAGAGCGAGTTTTCTCACTACAACTCTCTCGGCGCCAGTCGCAAGGTCGATTTTCATCGACGGTTGTTGAGTCTTTTCAGACTCATACGTTCTTTTACTAGGACGTGATAAAGCCAACGCCTTAGTTGCGCTTTCC